GCTGAAGGTTTAGATTGGGAATATTTGTGGGAGTTATCCATGTCTAAGGGGAAAGACAGAGTGTTAGCAGGCGATTATAGCAAGTATGATGTGCGCATGCCTGCTCAAGTCACTTTAGCTGCATTTGACATATTGTTAGATATAGCGAGGCAGTGTGATGGATATACTAGTGAAGATATCGCTTTAATGGAAGCAGTGGTGAGTGAAATGGTGTATCCTTTCATTGCTTATAATGGTGATTTACTTCAATTGTTTGGCACCAATCCGTCTGGTCAGAATTTGACGGTTATTGTCAATTCTTTAGTCAATGTTTTATTGTTGCGTTGTGCTTTTTATACCATTTACCCGGATAAGGATTTTAAAGAGTCATGTTCTTTTATGACTTATGGTGATGATGTAATTGGTACAGTTGCACAAGATTGTCCTTTGTTCAATCATTTGAGTTACGCTTCGTTTTTAGGGGAACACGATATGGTGTTTACTATGCCTGATAAGGAGTCCACGCCAACTGAATATATGCAAGAAAAAGATGTGGATTTTTTGAAGAGGAAATGCGTTATGAATGATGATTTGGGATGTAAAGTTGGATTGTTATCGGAGGAGTCCATCTTTAAGCGATTACATTCCCATTTGGTTTCAAAGGAGTTGTCGTTAGAGATGCACTCGGCAACAAACATTGATAGTTGTCTTCACGATTGGTTCTATTATGGTCGTGAAGTATTTGAGGATAGAAGGTCGAAACTATTACAGGTTGCTAAAGCCTGTGATATTGAGAATTATTGTCAAGGTTTTGAGGTGTCATATGAGCAGAGAGTGCTGAATTGGCGACATAAATATCTTGGTGAAGACCTTGAGGAAGTGTCCGAAATTCTTTTGGATGCTCATTGTGATATAAACCCCAGTCGGTAATCTGGGTCCGGGAGGAAATCAAAATACCTGTGTATATATGGATACCCAACAATTCTAATGTCTTGTATATATAAATTACAGTTGTTGAGGCTTTGTACATATCGACACTCCCCTCGTGGAGTACCTCTATTTAGAGGAGGATTTCGTCAGTCCAATGTATATATGCCGCTCTTAGCGTTAAGCTGCGTTAAGATGTTGTAAATAATTTGCTTAGTATTGAATTAACTAAATTAAATCAGATATATAGAACTGGCCATTTGTGGGGGGTTGCAGCCAGTTTCTTAAATATACCCCCTATGACAAATCAGCGTTTGTGTCAGCTAAAAGATTTAGTTGCGCGGATTTGTGATATACCCGATTTATCGGATATAGATGACGACACAATTTTAATGCCCCAATCAGGTACAGACATGGGTTATGTTAAGTCAGAGACAATGAAAAGTGAGAACGTTCGTTTTTCTGACCAATATAACGGTCCCACAACTACTATTGAAGGTAGGGATGATAAGACCCGGTCTGTTACCGATACGACAGATACCGAATTAGCCAATTTCTTTGCTCGTCCTATTAAGATTGAAGAATTTCCTTGGTCAGTTGGAGGAAGTCTGAATGCAACCTTCAATCCTTGGACGTTATACTTCTCTAATAAACGAGTTGAAAATCGTATTACCACTTATAACTTAATTCGTGCGAAACTGCACATGAAAATAGTTGTGAATGGAAATGGTTTCTATTATGGAAGAGCAATTGCCGCATATGGAGCTTTTGATGCAAAAGACGATTTCTCTGATACTTCCAGTCTTGCTGCACTCACTACCTGGTCACAACGACCAAAGATTTTTATAGACCCAACTAAGTCTATGGGTGGTGAGATTGTGATACCGTGGCACTATTATAAAAATAATGGATGGATTCGAGATCAAGATTGGTCTGCCGAGATGTGCAATGTGTTTCTCAGGAGTCTCAACCCACTTTTACATTCCAACGGTGGTACAGACCCTGTTACGGTTAGCATTTTCGCGTGGGCAGAAGATGTGTCATTGAGCGTTCTTACATCCTATGACATATCAGCATTAACACCACAGTCCGGAGATGAGGTTGATGAAGCGAATGCCAAAGGTGTTGTTTCCGGACCAGCTAGTGCTATTGCTAAGTGGAGTGGCATGTTGTCAGATGTCCCCATTATAGGTCCTTATGCTACAGCCACTTCACGAGCTGCAGGCTTTACTGCCGATGTGGCCTCTGCCTTGGGTTATTGCAAACCAGCAGTAACTAAGGCACCTGAACCTTATAGGCCTAGTTGTGTTTCGTCTTTGGCTAACGTAAATGTGCCAGATACCATTAACAAGCTTACAGTTGATCATAAGCAAGAGCTAACCATTGATCCTGCTGTTGCAGGTATTGGTTCACATGATCCTTTAAGTATAGTCTCTATTGCTAGTAGAGAGTCGTATATAGCTCAGTTCGCGTGGCCGAAAGCTACGTCGGCTGAAGCTTTGTTATGGAATATGCGTGTTGATCCAGTTTTATGGAATTCAACTGGGAGTGATTTTATTTTCCCAGCTTGTGCTGCTGCTGCACTTCCTTTTAAATACTGGACTGGTACAATGAAAATTCGGTTTCAGATTGTTGCTTCTAGTTTTCATAAAGGTCGATTGAAGATTGTTTATGACCCTAATGAGATAGATAGCAATGAATATAATACTAATTACCTTAAGATTGTTGATATTGCTGAAGAACAAGATTTTACAATTGAGGTGGGTATTGGTCAAGCTCGAACACTTATAGGTCATTCTGAACCGGGAATAGATCTTTTGACTTCACAAATAAACACCACTAAGTTAAATGCTTCGTCCACACATGGCAATGGTATTGTTGGTGTGTATGTTGTTAATACACTTTCCACCCCTGGCACAGGTGCTACAAATGATATTGCGATCAACGTGTATGTATCTATGGGTGATGATTTTGAAGTTTTTGTTCCTGATTCATATTTTCAGAATTTTGTGCTTCAACCACAATCTGGTGATCTTATTCCAGAATCTGAGAATACTGAAGAACCTAACGCTCCAATGCATATGAAATCTGAATCAATAGCAGTTCAATCTTGGACTATGCCTGAAACGAATCTCGTGTATACGGGTGAATCGATTTCAAGTTTTAGATCCATGTTGAAGAGGTACAACCGATGGATGTGTATAGGTGTTCCAGACAATGGAGCTTCGTGGATTAGTTTTAATTCACCACTCTTTCCAGCATTAAGAGGAAGTGTTAGTGGTGCGATCCACACAACAAGTGGAGCACAACCCTATAATTACATGAATACAGTAATGGTCCATTGGGTTACATATATGTTTTCAGGATGGAGAGGGAGTATGCGTTACAAGGTTATACCCAAACGTGGTGGGACTTATTGCGACATTACTGCTTCACGTCTGACAAATAATGGTGGAGCCCTGGGTTACAGCTTTGGATCTTATGCTGCAGCTAGTCTTTCATCTGCATCTGAAATAGCTAGTTCCATCGTTCTTGATGGATCTACCAAAGACAAAGAAAATACTGGTGCTGAGGGTTTGTGTTATACTAATTCTCATGTTAATCCAGTGCTGGAATTTGAAGTGCCTTTTTATAGTCCTGATCGTTTCTACCCTGGTAAGAGAGAGAATTGGGGTACTGGCCTTACAGATATTGAGTACTTTAATGTCTATATAAATCAAATTTCAGATTATGGCGATTTTGTCGCGCCAGTCGCATGTTATGATTTATTTGTAGCTGCTGGAGAAGATTTCCAGACGTATTTCTTTACTGGGCTTCCGCCCTTGTATTATGAAGCGTCACCCCCAGCACCTGCTTTGTAAGGAGCATGCATATGATAACCAGATTAAACTGGGTTTAATTAAATATGGTATTTTAAATATTTCAACCAAAAGTCAAAAAGAAATATCCTGTGGGTGACTCACAGGTCTCTAATTTTATATTAGTAAGCTAGTCGCGCCGTTTTTAAGTTTTGTGCTCAAAATTTTTTTTCCTGGTGCTGCCAGGTTTTTATGAGTCACAAATTTAATAAGCGCGACCAGATTCCTTTGGGATTTTGGGGAGCTGTTCTGTTTTTGCAGAGCTCCCCGCGTCTGGT